TACCACTAACTGCATACGCTGTTGTAGGTTCTTGTCTTACGTTTTCTACAAAAACTGCAACACCATTGGTTGTCGCTGCTTTAGACAATGTAAAAGCATCTGTACTTCCGTCTCCACTAAATTCATCTTTAGTTACAGATGCAAAGTTTGCTGCTGGACTATTTCCTACATATCCCATTAGACATCTATCTCCATATAACTTAATGTTACTGAAACTTTATCAGCTACAGAACAATCAACCTTTAACCTATCGTCTGCATTTAAAACAATTTTATTTCCAGACATTACTTCTACTGTTGAACCTACAGGAATTGGAACATCTTTAATAAG